ACTGGTAATCATAGTTGTAATGCTTCTTCATATACTTTGGAAAGAAGTCACGCATTAGAAAATCCATTTCTCTAAACGCATTGTCCTTGTCATACCAACTTGTTTCAGGTCTCATGTGACGAGCATGAACTTCGTGGACAACATGTGCTGTGCCACCAAATAGATGACATAGTATCTTATCAATACCCCATTCTGATTCGTTATAGTCATACTCTCTTAGAAAATGTAGAAACTTCCTAAAGATATCATTTCTAAAGAATGGAATGCCTGACTCAATGAAAGTTGTTTCAGTAAATAGAAATTCTGGATTGTGAACCAGACAAGGAAATGTCTGGAAAGATGTTGTTGCTTGTTGAAAGAATCTGAAATCAAATTTTCTTGCTAGTTCTAGTGAACGATTAACAGAACGAATGTCGGTAGCATAATCATCATCCCAACAACCAATATAGTCATAGTTTTCCCACTTGATCATATCAGCAATCTGAGGAATCAATTTATACTTGTATCCCTTCTTACGTATAATCATATCATACGTGCCTGGTTCAGGTTCAAAATCTTCGTTGAAGACTACTACGCAGGTATCATACGTTCTCTCTGAATGAGCCATACGCCAATGCTTACCCTTTTCATAATCATCATGTTCAAGTATATTACACCCGGTAGGTGAAATAATTAGCGCCCTGTTGGCCATTGTTTATTACTCCCTTATATACATGTTTACCAAACCAATTTAGAAAACGCTCACGATCAAAGAACTTTGTAAGTTCATCATTCGGGAATACTGGCTGCATATACATTTCTTCGTATAGTTTTGGATTGTTATCAAGTTCAACTACGGCATCCCAGAATGCATCGTCATCTTGAAAGTCATGCCAGTTCAGAAATGCTTTACGATTAAACTCCATTGGTGCTGTTGGACTACCCCAATATAGAGGAATGGTCTTGGCACATAATGCTTCAAGTAGTTTCTCTGTAGCATATCCAGGATAGGAAGAGTTTTCAAATGTAATGTTGAATTTAAAGTTATTCATAAAGTTAACTTTATCAACAGGTGTTCCACCAAGAGGTCCACCAATGTTGTTCAAAAACTTACCTGCTGATCCACATTCTTTATATGCTGAGCATTTCTGGTAAAACTTGTTTCTCTTTTCGCAATGAGGATTGTTTACCAAAAACGATGCAAACTTTTTGTCTACCTTAAGATCCTGTATTGAACGATGGCGATTTTCATACAACTTGTGGTCAAAGTTATAAAGAACATAGATGGGAAGTCTAAAGCAACTTTCATCTTCAATATGGTCAAATGTAATTGAATAGTGACAATGATAATCCCATGGACGTTCATTCTCACCAGTGAAGAAAATCTTTATGCAGTTCTTGTCGTTATATGTAACATTATTGTTGCCAAAGTTTCTATCACCAAAGATAAGATAGTCTGGATTGTCGTTATCAATAACAATCTCATATCTTGTCTTCAATGCTTCTAGAAAGTAATTAGCAATGCTTGGAAGAGTATCTGTAAACCCTATTCTCAATACGTTCATTATTAGTCATCCTCATATATGCCAAGAGGTGCGATCCAACCTTCTACACCAACTTTAGGCAAGTCAACATTGTTATATATATGTAGATGCTTCCAATAAGCATGTTCTGCATCAATACCAAAATTTACGCAATCCTCAAACATCTTTGGAAGTTCGGACATATACGTATCCATGAGATTGTAATCCCAATGAACTAGTCTTGTTCCATATGCTTTGAAAGCACCTGTCTGTTGGCGACGTTCCATTGGCATGTAGGAATCAACAGTCATATTGTGAACAAAGGCATTTGCAAATCTTTCGTCATGTAGAATAAAGTTATCATTTAACTTGTATCTACCGGAAATCTTATATGCTCTTAGAGCAGTAATATTATTTCTGATATTCTCATTGAACCAATTCATCGTAATGATTGTTGAGAATAATTCTGTGGCCGATGTTAGTGCAGCATTAGACAATTGTTGTATGGTTGGATTCTGTCCAGTATATACAATTGTCACCTTTTCACTACCCAAGAAATCAATATACTTTTGATCCATTGGTTCTGTAGATGTATCATGTAGAATTTTAATATTCTTAGGACAATACTTATCTATTGAATAGATTGTCTCTAGTGTTTGTGCAAATCTAACTTTAGGTGAGTAAACATTCTTTACTTTGGCATTCAGACAACTACTAATAAAGAACACACCATCATAGTGATCAATCGTTTCCATACTTTTTCTCAATCTCTGCTTTTAGTGATGGAACTCTATCCCATTGATGAACAATACAGAACTCGTTGCCATCTTCATTTGTTACAGTCGCACCATTGATGTTTGGCTGGGCATCCTGATACAACTTTATATATTCTTGCATTAATAATGGGTTCTGTTTTACAGACATACCAATATCACCAGCGCCTGCTTCAATAGCGCCTTTAGTAACACCCAACTGTGCTGCCCATCCTAATCTGTTTGTCGCAACAAGCACCTCATCCTTAAAAGGAACTTGATTGATAAGAAAGTTATATACTGCCTGATCTACAATAGGAATAGGACGATTGATAGACTGCTGAAATAGCATTAGAAGAAAATCTTTCACATCTTCATAGTAACCAGAGATAGTTCCTACATTACAAATAAGATAGTCTTGAAACGTCTGATAAAGATAGTCGCCAAACGTTTCTTTCATATTCTGTCTGCCCCAAGGTTCATCCTTGTATAGAAGACCTTCTGACGAAGCAATGAGTGATCTACCAAACATATGCTTTTCTAGAAATGGAGATGGGTCTTTCTGAAAGATAACGTCTCTTGTATCTGTCACAGTAACAAAACGATAATCAGGATTGTTCCTTAGATAATCCCAAATATAGATAAATCTTTCTACATGTGGTGCATTCTGACTATCATTCACTAGACCAGTTTCTGTCTTACGACCATACGCATGGATCTTAACATCTTTTGATGAAAGTATCTCTAATGTTTTTAGATCAATGTTGGTAGCAACAAGAACAATATCACCTTTGAATCCTGTTGCTTTGATAGAGTTAACCCAATACTTTACTTTGTTCCAGTCATAGTTGCTGGCTCCACCTATAATCAAGTCTTTCGCCACGGATAGTTCCCTCCATAATATGATTCTTGTGTTTTGTTACCCTCGATAAAGAACTGTGCGGATACTGAATTTGGATTGCCGTCTAGTCTATAACAAAGAGTATATTTGCCGTTCGTGTCGTATTTAGCATGATCTTTTACAGCATAGAAATAACGTCTATCTTCACCCCATGCACCAGAGTGCCATAGATGACAAGTCTTTTGAATGAACTCTCTTTTAAAGAGATATGATGATGTATCTACTAGATACTGATTTCCATACTGCGATCTACGAGAAAGAAAGATAGGCCACTTTCCTAGACTTTCACATTCATCGTTACATACAAACGTCTTATTGGGATTGAAAACTTTTCTCAAAGAGAAAGCAAAGTCTAGGTTCTTTTTTTCTATAGTTTCAACAAGTGTCTGTATGTGATCTGGTTCATACCAATTATCTTCATCTAGAAATGCAATGTAATCTGAATTGATTAGATGTGGATATGCAGCGTAGATACGCTGACCATTAAAACCATTAGCACCTGTATTCTCTGGTGTGACATACATATGTGTAATTTCATCAAGTATTGGAATATTTTCCGTTGCTTCTTTCCAATGTTCAGGGCCATCAACCACAACCACATGCTTACACTTGTAAGTCTGGTTTCTAACTGATCTAGCACAATCTAATAGTTTAGGAGAACCAACTGTAGGAGTAATAACTGTTACGGGTTTTTCAATCACTAGATTCATGGTAACCTCATTTGTAAACGGGGAGGGATCACCCCTCCCCGACAAATCTCATGATGCGCCTAAGCGTTGAGATTCTAATTAGTCTTATTTAGGAGTCATCGTGTCAGCGACTTTCTGTAGTCCTTCAGCCCAGACCTTGTTGCTCTCCGTGAGGAACTGCCTCGTCGCTTCCTGGACACCGAACGGATCCATGATGTCGATCTTCTTTGCCTTCTTCTCCTCTGGAATAAAGCGTTCAAGAAAGATTTTGAGCATACCGTTAGCAAGTTCCGCATTCTTGACCTCCACTGAATCTGCAATGGTAAACTTTCTAGTGAAAGCACGATTAGCAATACCCTTGTGAAGGTAATCGCCTTCTTCGGTTTCAGTATTGCCTGTAATCGTTAGCACACCATCTTTTAGTTCAATATCAAGATTGTGTTTTCCGAATCCTGCTACAGCCATCTCAATGGTGTAGTGTTCATCGTCAATCTTTTTGACATTGTATGGAGGATATGCTGGAATCTTTGGTAGGTATTGTTGTGGTTCTGAAATCCGCTGTAGCACCTGATCAAAGCCGATAGCGCCCTTTGATAGATCGTTAGCGAATGTAAAAGGATCAAACCAGAAGCGGTCTGTAGAACGATTGTTATTTCCCATTTGTTTCTCCTATAGTTAGCGAGAAGTAAGGAATGATACCTTTCTTGGCACCATTCTCGTAGCATTATATAGTAAACTTTAATCGGTTGTCAAGTGTTTAATTGTTCTTTAAATTCCTGAAAGACAGAATTTCCTTTAGGATCTACATCAGGCAATAGTTGAATTGCTTCCAATAGTGTAGGAGCGTTGATAGCACTTCTTAGAGTTGATCTATAAATTTTATACGCATCAATCTGTTCCTGTGTCATATGTTCTACGGCATCATTTGCTTGTGTATAATCAGTCCGGGTAAGTTCTCTAACAATCGTGGAATTGAGAATATTCTTAACGTTCTCGATGGTAGATTGCATTTCAGCATCATAATCAACTTGAATGTATTCTATTTTTCCTGTTTCTAAGTTTATCTTCAAAGAACTCATATTTTCTAAAGGAGCATCAACAATTAGTATTGACTGACCAGATTGAATCAAACTTTCTATATGTCTTTCTTCCATAAATCCTTGTGATAAGATGTTTCCTGTTTCTGGATCATATCTAACAAAATATTTCATCATCTTGATAACTCCGTAATATACAGTGTTAGTTCACCACGAGGAGCATATGTTGTCCATCCAGTGGCATTTGAAGTTCTTAGATTTGCTCTAAATCTAATATCCGCTTCATCAACAGAAATGAGAGTATTAGATTGCCAAAATTCAACACCAGCAATTTCAACATATGGTGCAGATCCGTTTACTTGGGACACATCTATTCTAAAGAAGTTGTAATTTCCGAATGTTTCTGGCACGTATAATCTTTTTTCACCTTCCGACCATCCTGTCTGATTAGTAACAGTGTCCAATGTTGTCCATGTTGAATTATTGTTTGATCCTCTGAGAGTCCAGTTTTTAGGAGCAGCATTGGGATTTGATGTTATTCCAGCTAGTGATTCCCAGAATGATATTGTTTTTAGTGCTTGAACATAATACGAACCTACATTTTGAGCAGGCTCAATGTAATATGTAATCCATTCAGTTGTTGTATTGGAAAAACTTCTCCAGGCAGATGATTTACTATCGTCAAAGGCATACGTTGCTGCATAAGAACTAGAGTTTTGAGTGCTTGAACTAGTATTACCACCACGTATTCTATTACCACCACCTGATCCACCTATGTATAGAAATGAATCTGTAAATGGTAGTGCTGAGAATACACCGGAAGCAAATGATCCGAAGTATGAAGGTGTATTTGCTATTACAGGTAAATCTGTCTTAGAGAAAATCTGAGAGTCATCTGCAAATACAGTTATACGAGGAATACCTCCAACAACCTCTACAC